GGTATGGGCTTGCACCTTCCTCAATAATTCATTCTTTGACAGACTCACCAATGGCAACTCGGTTTTCTTGGTAAAGACGTTGTCCTTCAAGCAATTCACGTTCCGCTGCTTCCTGTTCCATGCGTTGTAATGCAGGGGCTGCTTTACGGCTAAAACGGTCAAGCGTGGACGCAAGTGAGGCGAGGGGGCTGCGTTTCTCAACGCCACGAACAAACGTGTCTACAGGTGTCGCTGTTGGGGAAACGGTTGGTATTTGGCTATCAAATGGATTGCCTACTACTGGTCTAGCCATTTAACCCTCCAAGTTTGCGTATCGCGCTTTTGTGTCAAAGTAAGAAACACCAAAGTCTGCTATAGGTTCTGCAACAGCAAATAAGGTTTCGGCAAAGCCTACCGGCTGCATCGAATTGATGCGTGAGATAGCTTCCGATTGATACCCTAGTTGGTTCATTGCGGTTTGCTGCTGAATGTCTTCTAATCGTTGGTCCACACGGTCGTTGTAGATGCCCTCAGAACGCTCAAAGTCGGCAAGAAGCTGGCCAACGTTTGCACCCTTAACACCCGCACCAGCGGCTGCTGCAAGTGCTGTAGCAGAGGCTTTACGTGCCTTTAAGTCCGCATCAAGTTTTTGCTGAGAAGCACGTTCCTGTTCTTGCTGAATCCGTAGGTTCGATTGTTTAGTTTTCAGAAAATATGCGTCTTTAGCAGAGCGTGTATTTTCGACATATGCTTGGTTCTTTTTATTAGCGACATCGACCGCTGCTGATGCTTGAGCAAGTGCGGTCACGCCTTGTATTGCCAACGACGCTGTCGCAAGCTGTGTTGCGGATAATGCCGCAATTGCTGGTACGCACATTTCTATATCCTTACAAATTCATAAAATGGACGTTGCTCGAACCCAAATCGTTCGTGTCTGTTGATGAATGTGAAACCCATCCACTTGAGCCATTTTATGTGAAGTTCATTTCGAGCATCGACGTAATTGTGAAGAACAAGGTAATCTTCGCTCAGGTTCTTTAAGACTTGTTTTGAATGACGAAGGAAGGTCATTTGGTATTTTTGAATATCATCTGTCGCGCATAACCAAATGCTTCCAGCGTCTTTGATTAATGATTTACCAACTCCAAGCAGTCCAACCGGAACGCCAGTAGGGGCAACCATCGTTAATGTGGTATCGCCATAGTTTAAGCCATCAAGCAAAGCACCCAGCGGCTCACGTCCTGTGGCCGCTAGGCATTCATTTTTGTCTGCTTGTCTCAATCTTTTCGCAACAAATACCACGTCATCGTAATCGCTTTTGCGTAAGTATTTATTCATCTTCTCTGTGAGCGTAGGTGTATATTTCCTTCCCATTCTGCCGAGAGGAATTGGCAAGGCAAATGACTGTCGCTTTCAATCGTTATTTTGGCCCGATCTGACTTAATCATGATAGGGAACCTAAAGTCGCCACTGGTCAAAATCGTATCACCAATGATGTTCTCACCACCACCAATCAAACGCCCAGTGAATGAATAAGTTTGTATGGGGTTGCCACCAATCTTGCTTTCGACCTTACAATCAAATTCTCCGCTATCTTGGTATCGCAGTAGCCAATGTTTGATTTGCAGACGACCGCCAGCGATAGCGACACGTCCACCAGCCGGTGTATCTTCTTTCAGTGTCGGTTCTGAGAACTCGTACTTCATGGTGTATGGTTCACCGATGTAGACATCTGTCGATGACTTATCACCCTCAACAACGACTGTTGTAGCTGTGTTTGATGTTACGGGTATGAGTTGTCCCTGTGATGTTCCACGAGTGACGACCACTGGACTTGATAACTCAAACGGAATTGTGAACGTGGTTTCGTTCGCAACACTGTCATAAGTAACCGTGCAGTTGTCTTCAGTCAGCCTGTAGTCAAGCCGTGTCACATAATCTTGGTCAGTGTCAGACCGACCCTCATCAAAGTTAATTTTATAGAGGATGGTTTTGCCTGACTTGTTTCCAACAACGTATAAAGCACTCTCAATGAACTCAGCGTTTAGTATCTCAAGTCCGTTGAACGTGTACTTGAACCATGCAGACTGCATCTTCTCACGTCCAGACCAGTGCCACTTATAGACAAACATTGAACTGCTATCTTGTGTCGAAAGACAGATAAGCGAGTTTTCTGTCGTGGACGCGGCCATATCGTAAACGCCATCAGGAATGAACTTAGACGCATGTGATGTCACATCGACAGCATCTGAACGGTCTGTATCGTCAATGACGTAATATTCACGAACAGATGTGAAGCCCCCACGCGTGGCAGGGAAGTACACAACACTTCCTGCGCTGGCAGGTTTGGCAGCTGTGCTTGCTTCAAACTCCGTCGTCTGAGCGATAGAGGTATTCTTTGGCGTTAGATAATCGCCACCCTTCAGAATGAACTGTGTTTGGTCGCTGAATAGTAACAACTTACGGTCAAAGGGTATCGCATGTTGTAGGAACGAAACCTTTGTGTGCGAGGCTGCAACGTCAATCGGGTCTGTGTCTAATAGAGTTCTGGCGGTTGCTGCAAAAAAGTCGAAGTATTCAGATGTGCGGCTCAACACAACATTCTCGCCAGCAAGCACACCCAGTCTGTTCTGAAAGAAAAAGATGTCGTTGAGTTTCTCACCAATAAATGTTGGGTCAGGCACACTGTTTTCATCACCTACAACGCGGTCACCCCAGTCGGCCTGTTCAAAAGTAAATGAGCCATTAGGCTGTCTGATTAAGACATGTGGCATCGTTGTTTTATCAAACTCAAAAGGTATGTTTGGTTTGACCCATTCAACCCAAGTCCCTTCAGAACTAAGGTTTTGACCTGCGTTCTGGGCTTCGAATTTCACAAAATAATTGTCAAAATCGTTCGTCTGGTCACCTTGAACCTCAGCCACATAACCGTGTGGGGCTTGGCGTGGAAGGTCATCAAATCGCTGTACGACACCGACCGTTGCTTCCAAACCTGTATCACCCAGACTGTCGTATGTGGCGAGGTCAAAAGAAGCATTGCCAGTCTTGTTGATGACAACTGTTGAACCGTCTGCTCGTGCCGTAAAACCACTTACACCGCTGACAGCCGTAGCAAGTCTATCTGCAATGTCATCCGTGCGTGTTTGCACCTGGTCTGTTGCTGAAGTTGTAATGTTTGCAGCAATCGAACCATCAAGATATATGGTATACCTTTGGTTGTAATCACCCTGCTTAACTGCAACCAAGCCGGTATATGGATAATTCGGTGTCAGCTGCGTAGACATTGCTGTCGTGATGTCAGTGTTAAGGATGAACGTATAGTCAGCAACAGTCACAAATTTGAATGAAGTTGCTGGCGTAGAGGTGTTTAAGTAAGATGTCCCGTCGGGGTAGGTGACTGTCTTTTGGTTTCCCGCCAAGTCATAGACCGCAATGTTGTTGCTGGCATCTATGAATACAAAATAACGCTCATTCACATCTCTGTTTATCAGGTGAACGGCTTGGCCAGATGTTACTGAGTTCTTCAGTGTTGCCACATACTCAAGAGGTGGACGTTTGAACAAACCTTCAACCAGTGAACTTAAAGCATTCTCCTGCAGTTCTGCTTGCGAACTAAGACGCAAGGATGGTGACTGCTGAGAAACCCCCTGCACAAGGTTGGGAATAGCAGAACTAATCTGAGGCATTATGGTAAAATCCTGTGTTTAAACCCACGGTTCAGCACACGAGCGACAGAATAACTATCCATCATTGTGTAATCGGCTGTGTCACCTTCGTATTCACGCAGGTCCACAAGGGCTTTCTGTTCGTCACGAAGGGTCATTGAGTGGATTGTTTCGCTATTTAACAAGCGGTCGGAATAGATACGTGCAGCACGGGCTGTGATATAGCGTTTGGCGACTTCTGGAATTACGTCAAAATCTTGGAAATAAACGATGTCAACTTTGATAGTGTCGCTAAATTCGTATGTGCGGTTGTTGAGGTCAAATAACTTACCTTCGCGTATAACCACGTTAAAGTCTGGCGCATCAATTCGTGCGGTGTCTGCTGGAATGAGGATGTGTTTGTTGTTGTCTGGTGGAAGTTTCACACCTTTCTCGGTGTTCCAGTGCCAACCTTGCGACTGAACTTCGCGGCTGACCTCTAATAAGACCTGTCTGGCAATGGTTACATCTGTCACCTGATTGCCTGTGAGGGTGTTAACAGGGGCTTCACCGATTGTCGTCAGCAGGACGTTGACCGCTTCCAGTTCGGTCATGTTTGTTGGTTTCGTCATATCGCCCTCAAAATTAAAAAATAGGGCCAGTCGAAAGGACTGACCCCGAAAGATTAAGCAATCTTAATTTCAACTGCGCAATCTGGGCGTAGGACGCCATGTCCCATCGCATATTTTGCAGCCATAAGAGTGCCTTGGTACATTATGTTAAAGTCGCCTGTTGTCTGTTCAACAGCCAAATCCATCAGCTTAACGGTGCCGATAGCTTGCTTTTGCATGACCAAACACGCTGTGTTGGAGAAGTCACCTGAATAGGTGTTATTTTCACCTGAAACAGCAGCGACGTTCGTAGTTGGCAGGTTGTTGGTTTTAACAATTTGAATACCTGCAACACGAAGAACGGTGCCATCCGCATAAACGCCGGCTCCGCCCCAATCTCTGTTAATTACATCCGTGGTTTGAACCAAGTTGTAATACTGTTCAGGCTTGACGAGAGCCACGCGCTCATTCTCAGGTGCGTCTTTTTCATCCAAGATTTGAGCCGCATCAAAGATTGCTGCTGCCAAGTCCGCGCCTGATGTACGAGCATTCGCAGATACAACTGCAGAACCACCGTTGCCTCCTGTTACTGTTGCTGCTGAACGAGCCGCTAGAAGACCAACGCGCATTGTGCGTGTATCAAACTCTTTTGCCAAAGCGGCACCCATCTGACGTGTATATTCTGCTCTCACGTCATAATGATTTTTTGCTTGGTCGATGTCTGAGATAAATACATCACTTACGAGTAGGTCATCGATGTTAATGACGACTTCGTTGTGGTTTACTGATTGTGTCCCTAGCAATGGTGTGCCGACTGTATGGTATGCGGCTGCTGTTTTTGACATTACGGGGAAAGATGCGGACTTACCGCTTGAGATTGTACGTGACGTATGAAGGTCTTTCATAACGTTCGTTTCATTAAATTGGGTTAGGACCTCACCCGCGAACACCTTGAGAAATAAGGCATTTTCCGTTGCGAAGTTGGTTGGCGTTGCGCCATTGACCACACCCAACCTTGAGGCTGTTGCGTTTGCCATGATTGTTTATCCTTAAAATTAATGTGGGAAATGACTGTCGCTACTACTTGCAAGGGTTGTCACACGCATGTGGCCTATGTTTTCATTGTCGATAGTCGGTCTGCCTAAGTAGGCATAACGTTGACCCGCATATTGAGAGGGATAATGGGAAAGAAATTATTTCATTACACAAATGCTGACGCTTTACAGGAAATTTTAAAAACGAAAATTTTGCATTTAGAGGGTGAGCATTTTGTAAATAATCAGCTTGCTTACACACCACAGCAAATAAAGTGGTTAGATGAACAGTACACAGCCTGTGGGCGATACGTTTGGTTCACTGAAGCTAATACATATAACTCAAGCACAGACTTAAAAAATGAATGTGGATTGGTTATAGACTCCGATCAAATCGAAGTGAAGAAGTGGCACTACGTTAAACGCGATAGAAAAAACGATGCGGCGTTCACTAAGGTTGCAATGGAGAATGATGCAGCTGCCAAAGCACAAGGGGATGACCCCTACGTTTGGTGGGTGTCGTCTAAACCAATCGACTTAAACACAGTTAAATTTCAGTGCTTCTTCAGACCTGACGTGATGGAACGCTTACAAGAAAACCAACGTAATCATTTTCAGAATTATGAATGATGGGGCTTTCGCCCCACCTATGTTTTCTTTGCTGTCTTTTTAGCCCGTCGAAAGGCTGCATCAGTTGGTGCGCCTTTTGCACCTTTCTTTCGCATTGTTTTGCCACTCGCTCGACGTGCATGGATATTGGCGTATAGCCCCTTACGAGCCATACTACTTACCCTTTTTCTTCTTTGGTGGACGGCCACGTTTAGAGCCGTAAGTTCCTTTACCCATAGGCATGGTCAGCACTCCTTAAAATACGTTTGAACGTCCAAGTTTGAGTTCAACATCTTTGGTGTACGCAGGGTCTTTTCCATAACGCTCATCCTTCATTGCAGCTACAACTTCAGCAGTTGACCGAAATTCATCTTTTGATGCTGCTTTAGCTTTGCCTGTAACGAGGTTTGGTTCGACACCCTCGGCTGCTTCACGCTTCGACATCAGCCATTCGACTGCCATCTTTGCATTATCAGTGCCTGTCTCCACCATAGAGTTGTAGAGGTTCAACTCATTGGCATCCATGTTTGCTTTGGCCCAGTCGGTTAATTCTTGATAACCCTCTGTTCCCCCTGCGACTTGCATGACTGAATCCACATCGGCGGTTTGCGCTGCTTGCATCCCTTTGATGTATGTCTCAACCATCTCGCGTGGGTAGCCCATCTGTTCGAGTTCAGTGAAACTGTCGGAACTCAATTCCCCTTGTTGTGCAAACTCCTCTGCGAATTTATCGAAAGTACCCGTTTCACCTTCAGGTTCTGCTTCCACATTTGCTTCATCAGCATCTGCAGTATTTTCCTGTGGTGAGGAGAGTTTCTTTTCCAATTCTGCATACGACTTTGCCAAATCTTCCGGAGATGAAAACTTCTCTGGCAACCAATCTGGTCGCGCATCCAAGTTATCCTGCGCTTCTTCCACTGGGGGTGGGGCGGCAGGGCCAGTCTGTGCTTCTGTGATTGTTACGCTATCGGCCATATCAGTAATCAATCCTCTTATTCTTACGAGGTGTTTTTACTGGTTCAGGCTTCTTAGCCGTAGGTTGCGCCTCAGTTTGTTTGGGCGTCGGTTTGGGCTTGCTCATAATTGCTTCCTAATTGTTTTACACCCTCTTGGATTGCAGACGGACCAGCTTGCATCAGCATCTGCTGTAGCTGTGCCTGTTGCATCTCCTGGGCGATTTGTTCTTCAGTTTTGATTAGACCTTCGGTGTCGATGCCAAGGGCAGTCGCACGTCGTTTGATGTAATCCTGAAGGTTCACATATTGTTGGAGAACCTCTGGCCCCAGGGCCTCAGCCATTCCACGAATGAATAGGTCCAGTTTGCGCAAGTCATGACCACGACCCAAGGCTTCCATGCCTGTAACGATAGTGGGTTTGACCACATCTTCAGGTAGCTTTGGAAGTTTATTGGCTTTGGTCAGTACATCAATCTTGCGATTAACGTATGGCAACTGAAACTCCATGCTCAGAATGCTGTAAATGCCACTGAGGGTGTCTTCTAGTTCACCTGCGAGGTATCTAATTTCTTCTGCTGTGACAC